CTCATATTCCGCCTCCAAATCTATTCAAGTTGGTTTGGGAAAGAATGTCCTCTATTTCTTTTAGAGGAGTATAAAACCATTTATTAAGGATAGTTCTATAATCAATTTCAGGAAGTTCATCAATTATATCCTCATGAATAGCCAAATAGCCAATAGAATTATTCTTAGTTGGGACAATAGGAAGCTTCTCGCCTGCATAATACGGTATGCGATACAATCGCAGTCTGTTCTTTGCGGCTTTGAGATGAGACGTCTGCACTTTGGGTGAGGTTGAAGAGAGGCGTATCCATTCGGCTATATCCATCACATTCTGCTTCTTTATTTCCTCTTGCACTTGAGACTTCAAAGCACGTAATTCCTCCCATTTGCTCTTGAGTATATACTCGTATGCCAACATAAGTGCATTCCTGATATACATGGGACATGACGTTTTATTCACCACCGTCCCAGTTATCTTCAACTTGCCGTCTTTTGTGATGCCAAAATAGTTCTTCTTCTTATCGTAAAGAAACAAGACATCAAACTCTTTATCTATATCGAGATTGAATTCCTCGCCCCATGTCTTATGCAATTCCTCATTCAGCTCATTCATTATTTTCACAGGCTCTGGGTGGACTATCATCATTGCATCAGTATCTCCCGCTAATATGGGAATGCCTCGTTCTTCTACACGTTTCCAGATATATGTCAGGAGGGCTCGCTCATGTGAAGTTACCTCAGCTGCCAGCTTCCTGTTATAAAATCGTGATTTTGAATACCCGAGTATCCCTATACAGGCATTAAGTAGGAATTTATATGAGGTATTCCATATCTGACTTTGAGTGTCTCCTCTTTTCTTGTATAGCTTCTTGTATTCGAGCCTTCTCTCAAACAATTCCCGAATGGTCTCTGTGAGTATGCCTGGATTCCTGATATCCCTATCGGGCGAGATATTGAAGTGCATAACAATAGATGGGTAGAGTGACGTAAAATCTAACACCGTGACGCCCCGATGCAGACCCTTCTGTGGTTCTCTAACTAGTGCACCTTTATACTTTTTATGCTTCACTCTTCCCTTATTAGGCAATACATATTTGTTGTGGTATCGCCTCAAGAGATACGCCTCGATGATACTGCTCCTATTCATAATGTCTATGGTATTAAGAGGCACAAGATTCTGAAATGAGAAGACCAACTGTGAGAGTTTCAACTTCTCGTCTATTTCCTTAGTGAGGGTTACATCTTCTATACAATGAAGGAGCTCTGGTAGAGATGGGTCTTTCCTCCTTCCGAGCACAAGATAAGCAACGTGGTCAAGGAAATATCGTCCTCCTCGCTCTCCAAATTCTCGATACGCTCTCATCAGGTCTAATGGCTGACTTTCTCCTATCGTATATTCATCATGGTATTTCCTAAATACGCTCTTGTCTCTGGCACGATTGAACATGTAGGTTAAATCGAAATTACTTGAGTTCCACCCAATAATCACATCGAAATCCAGCGTCTTACAGAACGAGAAGAAGGACTTCAATAACTGTTGGTCATCATCAAATACAAAAGCCTTAACGCCGTCTATTGCATAATCTCGTAATACGAAAGGATAATGTCGCTGAGTGAAGCTATCATAAGCATCAATCACGGTGATGGGAAGGGGAGCATTCTCAGTGTCGAGAGAACCATTTCCTCGCTCCACTTCGATATCAAAATAAAGTATCCTCCTGTTTAATCCAAACGTTAAATTAGAGTCTATCAAGTAGCGAGTCAAATAAGGAATGTCAGACTCCATACTAAAACTGACATTTCGTTTTCCTGTCTCAAGGTCTTTTATTGAATTGAATGAAATCTTATCAAGAGGCTTGTTGTCATAAGAAACGTATCCCTTCTCCCGTGCAACGTGAGGAAATGAAACCTTTTCTTCTGGTCTCACATAGAAATAAGGATACTTTCCGTTTCGCACTGAGTAGGTTACCTGAGAACCCTCCCGAAACTTCAATTTAACGGAAGGTCTTGAATTCCGTGAACCAATTAGAGAAGCATTCACAAGTTCCATTCTAAATACTCCTCCAAACTTCTTTGATTCCTATCTCGTCCTAAAATTCTTTCTTGTGCTATTTCACAGTATTTTTCTGATATTTCAATGCCTATCCACTTACGGTTCAGCCGCTCACATGCCACTGCCGTTGTGCCAGACCCGAGAAAAGGATCCAATACCAGCATGTCTTCTGCTGTATGATTCTTGATAATTCGGGAGACTAAGTCCAGTGGCTTTTGGTTCTGATGTAACTGTTCAGCGCCAGAGACTCTTCTGAAGAACCAGACATCGGACAGCCTCTTATCAGACACGAACCGAGAGCGTCCTTTACTTCCATAAATGATCATCTCATACTGCTGCCCATACTGAGCTTCCAAATCCCCTGCCGTCCAGTTGTTCTTTACCCACACTATAATGTTCTTGATCTTGAATCTGGTCTTAACGTATCTTTTGAACACGTCTACGGTCTTCCACGAACAGAACGTGTATATGGCAGCATTCTTCCGTAGAATCCGGAACGCCTCTCTCAGGAAGAACTTTATCAGGCTTGCATGCTTTATCGAATCGTTATATATTGGCGAACAGAACTCATGTCCCCGGTCTTTACGATAATTGGTCTCGTAGCCTATCAGATAGGGAGGGTCAGCTATCACCAAATCTACACTTTGAGTCGGAATAATGTTCATTACTTTCAGGGAGTTACCACAAAGCAGCACTCCGTTCTCTGTATGGAAGTAGTGATATTTGCTATCAATCAGTTTCTTTCTTAACTCTTCCCAATTCATTTTAGGAAATTTATTAAGGTCTTTTGGTGTTTATCATATCCTAATACCCGCTTCTGGATTATCTCACAATAACGTTCCGAAATCTCAATACATATCCATCTGCGGTTATGCTTCTCGCATGCCACTGCGGTTACACCTGTGCCTGCAAACGGATCCAGTATTAATTCTTCTTCCTTAGGACTGCCACGAAGTAGTAATCTTTCCCAAAATTTGAGCGGTTTGGGACATGGATGCTCATAGGATTGGTTATCTAACCCTGTTGCCTCTATTATATCGCTTCTCGCTCCGAGTCCTTGAGTTAAGTAGGGGTCCTTACCATACGCGAGTATAGGTTGCCATTGAGCAAATCCCCACTTGCCTCTTGAGTTCGTCGTCTTATAGACCCAAGCAAGAATCCAATAAGGAGGTGGATAAAGAGAGATGTTAGTGAGACCACAGGTTAATAGCATGACTTTGCCTACTCGCACAGCTTGAGGCATGAATTTCTTAATAAGAGCCTTGAGGTTCTCTTTGATATCCTCATAATTATCGTATTGCTTTCCTAATGCGTAAGGAGGATCTGTCAAAATCAAATCTATACTTTTATCGGGGAGCATCTTCATGATTTCAATACAGTCCCCGAGAAGCATAACTCCTCGATCGGTATGAAAATAATGATATTTGGAGTTAATCAACTCACAATACAATTTATACCAGTCGGTGTGTTCTGTCATTTAGAAACAACCGGAACAGAATAACATAGAAGTTTCCATTGAGCATCCTTCCCTGCGTTATTACATCAATTATTGCTCACTTGCACATATTTGGCACAGAACAAAATATTTCATCTTGGACATAGTTTTATATAGGCTCTAATAGATAATTTGCATGACGCTTATATATGTGCATCTCATAGGAAATTTACAATATTGCATTGAACATTTCAGACTCGTCTAATACGAATTCCATGAATAGACTTTAAAGCCTCTATTCGAGATTTCACCGTTTCTTCATCGTCTCCAACTACGCGAATCCATATACAATCCAAACGATCTCGTCGGTCTGCCAGTGTGTCTTTTCCGTCAAACCAACTATCTATACTTAGAAGACAGGAGAGCCTAATCTTGCTAATCAAATCCGCAACATTAGCATAGAACTGTTTCATGCTATCTATCAATAAAGAGGGAAAAGGTCGAGTTTTTCACGTAAATCTTCGGGAGTTAATTCGCCATGCTTTCTCTGAAACTCTTCTACCTTCTTGGGAAGTTCTGGGTCTGACCAAACCTTATCCAAAATTTCTTCTATTTCCTTTATCTTCTTCTTTCTTTGAGATACCCTATCTTCTTTCATTTTAATCTTCCTTTCTTGATTATTTATAAATATCATCTCCCAATAAAATCCTTTATTTGGTATTGTCCTTAAAGTGTAATCTCCTAAAATCCTATTCTCTCTATCACGGAGGGCTCTTCACCTAACTTTGTCTGTGCGACTAAAGGCTTGAGCCTCTGGTATGCCATCTCACAATATTCCTCGTTTGAGTCTATTTGAATGCTGTTGAATCCCGTTTGTTCGGCAACTACTCCCACTGTCCCAGTTCCTGCGAAAATATCCATCACAACTCCATTTGGAGGACATCCCGCAAGAAGACAGGAGGACACAAGAGATCGTGGGAATGCAGCCCAATGTGGAAGAGAACTCGGCTCAAGATTAATTTGCCAAACGTTAGGACGGTTAGCTCCGGTTAAATCTCCCTGATTAACACGCTCTGCGAAGTGACGTGCTCCCGTATGTTTCATAGCACCTTGAATATCTCCTTTGGTTGGATTGAATGCGTGTCTAACTCGTTCTCGTGTTGCTTCTTTAAGAGGTGTTCGTATGGCGTCTTGATCCCAATAGTAACGTGGACTTTTTACCAATACGTATACGGGCTCATAAGTGAATGCACATCTATCGTTTGCAGATGTGGGCATAGCAGAACCAATGGTTGTATTAGTTTTGGAAATCCAAATTTTCTTTGCCCAAATTATCCTGTCTCGAAGTCTCAATCCTAACTCATCTACGCATCTGGCAATAAATCTTTCATTTTGTAAACATAAGGACTTGGGAGGAATTTCATTAGTGACACATCTTCCTTGATGCTCTCTATATTTGAAGCTATTCCATCCCATTCCTCCTGTTCTTACGTTTGAACTTGAGGCATAAGAATCTCCTTGGTTCCAAAATATCACTCCCGTCTTCTTGAGAACCCTCTTCAGTTCTTTCATTATGTCTAAGAGATGATTGATATACATCTCCAAAGATGGCTCGAGTCCAAGTTGTCCATAAAAAGCTCCGCATCTCTTACAGAATTTCCCGCTTGAAAAACTCTTATGTTCTGCATCCTTCGTGACTGTGGCTATATCAATTATGTTTGAGCTTATGCCGTGATGGGGCTTACTAAATTTTCTTGAGCAATCTTCCCATTCGTGCTCACAAGAAGGATTGCCATTCCAGATTGTGTATGTGCTTTCTCCATAATCTCTTAACCCTCCCCAGTAAGGTGGAGAAGTAACAACACAATCAATGCTTTCATTAGGTAATGTCTTCAACACATCCAGCACATGTCCACAAATTATCGTGTGCTTCATTTCTGTTCGGGAATCTTAATAACGTAAAGACTATAACAAAATGGGCAATAGAAGTAGCCACATTCTAATCTTACCAATTCCGAACCGCATATTGGGCATTCTAACATTTGTGCTTCCTCCACTTACACAGCTTCGGGATGCAATATCCTTGCTTCCTGATAGTGCCACACGATGGGATTTTATACTTCTTGCTTCTAATCTGATTGATTTGATATGCTGTTACTTCCTCATCCCAGTCTTCCCAACCATAGCCTTTAGCTTCCTCAATCAACTCTGCATCAGTCTTACCCTGTGCTATTCTCAAAGAAGCCCAAGCAAACCTTATGAATTGGGATGGGTGTCCCTCCCGAATGAAATACTCAATGCAAGGACGATAGAGTTCTTGAGGAACATCTTTAGGAATGGATTGGAACACGTGGATTTCTTCGCCATCAAGCAAATCAAATGGATTAACGAATTTGGTTATCTTCTGCCGTATGATTCTCACTCGCCGATTCAATTCTGGATAATAACTTCCTGGTAAACGCGCTAAACCATTTATGACACCATCGGTGATATCATCATAGTGTTCAATGCCAACAGTCTCAATAACATAATCAGAGATATTCCTGAATACATTGGAGTCCATTTCAACTGGTGAAAGATGCAAATAAAAATGATATCCTCTTTTAGGTTCTGCTATTGTGAATGAGAGACCACGACGATTAGCAAAATCTTCAAGCTTTTTTATTTCTCGCTCTGCTATGCGCTTTTTACAATCAAAATCATAAAAAAGGTATAATGGGAATGCTTGTCTATCTTGGAACATGCTGATGCTTCCGTAAAGAGGTTCTTTCTGTATCAGGTATCTCATAATCTCGGATGATGACGTCACTGGGAATTGCTTGAGGTCTGCTTTAGCTATTCTGCGATAAAACCCATGCGGGAGATAATAGAACAAATCGTAATTCATTCGTTGAGAATTTCTTTTAACGCTCCATTCTTAAATGCGAAAAGGAATTCTTTTACTGCCCTATCGAGGACTTCTATCAAGGGAAGTATGTCTCTTGAATTACCTCTCTGTGTCATAGAAATCTCTATAAGAATGGATGGATTTTGGTATCTCAATGTGTACTTATTCTCTTCTATCATATCCGTGTCAGCTCTTCATAGTCTGCTTTGCTTATCTCTTCAACGACAGTTCGGGTAAGAAGCACAATAGCCTCCTTTAGTTCATCAATATCCTTTGCGAGTTTAATATTTATTAGTTTCTTCTCTATTTCTTCCTTGTTTATTGCTAACATACTGCCTTCTCCAATAACAATTAAGACTTACGTTTAAATTCCGCCTTTAACTACGAATATCCCTAAGCTATCAGCAACATCTTCAGCTGAATCTAAGACTTGCTCAAGTCTCGTGAGTATCTCTAAGAGAAGCAGTCTCTCTCCCTCTTCCCTAAATGCTCTTCTAACCAACCGTATCAACCAGCTTCTATACAGCTCGTCTCCTCTGTTCTCATTACGATTAATACCTTTGATATAAAAACTGATCTCGTCTTGATTTATCGAAACGTCATAGAGGAAATAAACAGCAAGTGTAATATCCCTTATGGTTGATTTAAAGAGAGGAACGAAATCATCCCGCATCTGCAATGCAAGAGTGTTTGGTTCTATATTCGCTATCCTCCAAGCAGCACCTTCAATGTTATCAATGATATTATCGAGATTGTGGAGGAATACTTGGATATCGCCCTTCTCTTCTGTTACTCTTGTATGGTCATAGAGAAGCGTCATATTCAAATCATGAACTATTTGGTCTGCACGCTCTTCCATTTCCTTAATGTTTAGGATAGTTTTGCTTGGATGCTCATTTGTTCCTAAATGTTCAAGAGCATTCACACTCTCTTCTATCACTGAAACCAGTTCTTGAATTGATTGAAGATAAGTTTCTGTCTTTCTCGGAATCAAAAATCTTGAAATTCTTTTTAGCATTTAACTTCTTTCACCTCTCCTGGATTGGTAAATAATTTTCCTTTTCTTACTTCTTCTTTTAATCGTTTCAATCCTAATTTATAATAAGTTGGATCTTTCTCAATTGCTATTGAATTCCTTCCCAAAGATTCGGCTATCACGCTCGTGGTGAACATCCCTGCAAATGGGTCTAACACTATATCATTAGGAAAGCTCCAGTATTCCATGAGTTCTCTTATTACTTTGCGGGGCTTGAGAGTAGGATGATTGTATCGTTTTCGTTCGTCTCCAGTAGCATGTGGTGCAATAATATAATCAGGATGCTCCTTGAGGGATTTATTAAAATGATGTTCATTCCCTTTCTGGCGTGTTGCAATTATAAAGAGGATGGACGCACTGCTCCAAGCGTTACTCCTAAACATCGGAATATATATGGGAGATATCCACACAC